CTCAATCGCCTACCCAGACATTCAAGGCAAAACACATTTCGTATGTGACGGCCGTGTGCCGGCAAGAAAACCGTTTGCTGTTGGCATGGCATTATCGCAAGCAAGCGCAGACACTAAATGGACACCAAAAGAACAACGCAAAGTTGACGCTGCGATCTTGCACGTTGCGCGAACTAAAGGGTTCTTCACATCTGACGATATTTGGAAGCACCTGGGCGAGCAGTTCCCTGTTACCAAGGGCATCGCTGGACGGCTTAATTCAGCTGCGCGTCGTGGCATTATCCGCAACACAGGCGAACTGGCATATGCACAGCGCGGTGGCGCGCATGACCATGCACAGCGTCTAAGCGTTTGGGCTGGCATCTGATGGGCTTTGATCTAAGCAACTACGAGACAGTTGAGCAACGGCTTGTGCGCTGGTGGGCTGCATACCCGAACGGGCGCGTGTACACCATGATGATGAACTACACAGGTGACGCTTGCGTGTTCTATTGCGAACTATATGCAGACAAAGAAGACAAGGTGCCAGTCGCCACGGGCTATGCGGAAGAAATCAAAAGCGACCGCGGCGTCAATGCCACGTCGTTTGTAGAGAACTGTGAAACGAGCGCGATCGGTCGCGCAATTGCCAATTGCCCGTTACAAGCGCCTGCTAGTGGCCCTCGACCGTCACGCAATGAGATGCAAAAAGTTGAGCGCCTAACCACACCACCGCAACCGCAAGTGCACACACCCTCTGGCGCATTTGCCACGCCAAAACAAATTGGCTACATCAAGAAACTAGCCAAGGACGGCGGTTACGACGATCTTCAACTGTTGGAGTTAATCCAGCGCGAACTGAACAGCGACGAAGCCGTGTTAGAGCTGTTGAAATCACACGAAGCAAGCAGAATTATTGAGGTTCTGAAATGACATTAGAAGAATTGATTAGCGCAATAGAACGTCTACAAGCCTTGTATCCACAAATAACAAAAGAGCAGAATGAAGCCGAGCAAAAGATTAGGTGGGCAATCAATCACCTTGCAGACAAGATTTGGATGGCATCGCTGTAGTGAAGTTAGATGCAAAGATCAGCGAAGCCGACTTCAAGGACATGGTGATCAGCATTGCCAAGCGTTACGGCTGGCTAGTGCATCACGATCTGCCGGCACAGAACACTCGAGGACGCTGGATGACGAACGTGCAAGGCGATGTTGGATTTCCTGATCTGTTCATGGTGCACCCATTTCAAGGCGGTCGGCCGTTAGTCATTGAGTTGAAGGCAGAGAAGGGCAAGTTGACGCCTGGACAAAAGATTTGGTTAAACGCATGTGAGATGGCTGGATGTCATGCAGCGGTATGGAAACCGTCAGACATGGAATACATCCTTTACACATTGAGCAATCCGCGCGCATGAGAAATAACGTAACCATTTGGCACACAACTTGTGATCGTTGCGGAGTAACCATTTCCCAAATTGGGTCAGGCCGTCCACGCAAATACTGCTACGGGTCATGCAATCCAAAAGCACCAAAAGTTCGTAAAGTCAAAACAGGTGGGCGCGCGCATTGGGTACGACAACAAAAGATCGCACGTGGAGAATGTGCAGATTGCGGTTGGGGTATCACAGTTGAAAACGCTCGAGTGTTTGATTGGGATCACCGCGAACCTGAATTTAAGTGTTTTGAATTGTCACAGATACCAGCTGGGCTATCTATTGAGGCGGTCATTGAAGAGATGGAAAAGTGTGATGTAGTGTGTCGCAACTGTCACGGACTTAGACCGACCTCACACCAAGGGCCAGTTGTAAGACGTTCCACAGAATTTAAGTTAGAAGGTTTGTTCGCAATTTAAAAAGCCTGCAAAGGTCAACCACAAGATGGTTCATGATCTGCCTATGGGTCGCGCCTAGGTCGAATACACGGCGTGAGTCGGGTAGATCGGTGTGCCCCGAATCATGCAAGACGAAATGAAACGGGCAAAGCATCGAGGCGGCCTGTAAACATAATCAGGCGATGAGTGCAAAGGGAACCAAGTTGGGCAATCTGGTGGGTGGAGCATTCATCCCTGTGTCTTTGGTTTGTTCGCATAACATACAAATAACAAACACAATGCAACAAACACGGAGACACACAATGAGTCCGACATCAAGCCAAGAGCAAGGCGCTTGCGCCGCGCTAGCACAAGCCGAAGGCGCGTGAGCATGACACGCCAAAAACAAGAAAAAGACACAACGATCTACAAACAAGCACGAGCAGAACTACTGCGCGACCAACCGATCTGCCATTGGTGCAAACGAAACACAGCAACAGAACTAGATCACCTAGTTGAAGTTGACAAAGGCGGAACGATAGAAGACGGATACGTCGCAGCATGTAAGCCATGCAACAGCGCTCGAGGAGCAACACACCGAAACCGCAAACTAGCCAACGCAAAACAAAACAGGGACAAAGCAATAAACGATTTTGTTATGGGGGTTACACCGCCCCCGAGCCCCATGCTTCATTTTGTCGCCACCAGCCCCGATCAGCCTGAACTGGCGCCAACTGGCCATGATCGGCCGAGACTGGAAACGATGGTGCCTGACCATGCCGGCTCATTAGCTGGACTTGTGGGGGACATGGCAAAAAAGGTGCTGCAGATTGATTTGATGCCATGGCAAATGCACGCTCTTGAAGGAATGCTGGCGGTTGACGCTGATCAGAAGTTTGTGCATCGCTCAAGCCTTGTGTCGGTTGCGCGTCAGAACGGTAAGACCACAATCATCCAGGCGCTCATTCTGTTTTGGCTTGTAGAGATGCCAAAGATACGTGGACAAAAACAAACCGTGGTATCTGGGGCACACAGACTTGACCTCGCCTGCCTTTTGTTCGACGATTTGAGCCCAATCTTGGAAGAGTATTACGGCGCCAAGATCGTTAAGTCTTACGGCCGTTACCAAGCCACCATGCCAGACGGCAGCAAGTGGTGGGTCAAAGCATTAAAGCCAAACCAAGGTCACGGTATGAGCATTGATCTTGTGATCGTGGACGAGTTGTTTGACGTCAACCCTGACTCGGTTGAAGGCGGTCTGTTGCCGGCACAGCGCGCACGAAAAAACCCGTTGGCTTGCTTCTTTTCTACTGCTGGCACGGAAGAATCGGTGCTGTTTCAGCGTTGGCGTGAGGCTGGCATTCGAGCAATTGACAAAGGCGAGCCGTCCACAATGTACATGGCGGAATGGTCACCCGACCCGAGCCTTGACCCGTTGCACCCATCGTCATGGGCGTGGGGTAATCCTGCACTCGGGCACACGTTAGACATGGACACAATTAGGCAAGAATCAACTAACCCTGATCGCGCGTCGTTCTTGCGCGCCAGTCTCAACCTTTGGGTGAGTGTTGTGCGCGGATGGATTGAGCCAGGGCGCTGGCCGTCTTTGGAATACACAGGTGACATACCTAGCGGTGGGGTCGTGGCGATCGAGTCTTCGCTGGACGACTCCCGATACAGCGCGACCAGATGCGTCAACCTGTCAGACGGTCGGGTGCTTGTCACCGTGGCATTCATTGCCGAGTCCATCACAGAGCTGTGGGAAAACGTGCAGGAACTTGCCAAAGACCCCACGATCAGGTTTGCCTTGTCGCCAACCGTAGACGCAACCTGCCCACCAAACATTGAGCGCCGCCGAGTCGTCGTTGGTTATGCGGAACTTGGACGGTTTACACCGCTAGCCAAAAACATGATTGCCGAGGCTCGCCTATTGCACACAGGCGAAAAGTTGCTTGCCGAACATGTCCAGCGCGCTGTTGCTGTTCGCACCGACAACACGATCGTGCTGTCAAGCAAGCGATCACCTGGGCCTATTGAGTTAGCGCGCACAATGGTCTGGGGTATTGGCATGTGTGCCCGTCCAGTCAACAGCGGAAAGCCCATGCTTGTCGCGGTAAATAACTAAGATAAACGCGGCGACCGCGCACCTTGCCTTTTGTCGGAATCGGATAAGTCATGCGCGGTTGCCACCAATGTGACAAAGTAGGACTATGGCGATCTTTAACAAAACACGCAAAGCAGCGATAAGCCCAGCGCCAAGCAAGGCGGCTGCGGCTGGTGGATTTACACCCAACGCTGCCGGCGTAAACATGATCGGCCAGTACTACACGTACCAAGAAGGCGAAGCGCGCAATCGCGCAATTAGCGTTCCAACAATTAACCGCGCTCGAGATTTGATGGCGTCTGTAATTGGCTCAATGCCATTGCGCTCATACAACGAGTTTTGGAACGGCGAAGAAATGGAACGCATTTACATCGCGCCACGTTCATGGATGCGCCGACCAGACCCAACCGTGTCCGCGCAATTTCTCTTTAGTTGGACACTTGATGACCTCATGATGTTTGGCAGAGCGTTCTGGTACATCACATCGCGCACCGCTGACGGCTATC